TGAGATAGGGCTCGACCGGCCCAAAGGAGTCGGCAATGATGTTTGCTGCGGTCGCTACCTCTTCATGACGAGCTGGACGAATGCGGAATACTGGAGTGATGTGAGAACTCATTAATGCGTTAAATCCTTAATCTCGAGGGACTGAAAGTGTACTTCTCCGTGTTCATCGGACAGAGTGCTATCGACGACTGCATCGATGACCCACGAATGGTCCCCTTCCGGATCGCAGATGGTTTGGCGAACGTCCCATGTTGCTTTATCTGGGGAAGGAGTGATGGGGATGAAACACCACAGGAAGAAGAATATAACCCCTGGCATTCACGCTGGTTCGACCATAAATAGTAAAGAATATAAATATAAATGAAAGGAATATAACGCATGGCAGATGATAGACTATATTTTGACTTGGCTATACAGTGTGCACAACGAGTGAACGAAAGACTTGGTGCAACTATAGACCCAGAGTGGATACATGCCCAGTGGAGACACGAATCAGGTAACTTTACATCACAGCTTAGTGTTGAAAATAATAACTTTGGAGGGCTTACACAAGTAGAACCAAATGGGGAAGAAAACAAACAACCAGATGGTAATAACTATTACATGAAGTTTGATAGCCCCGAAGATTATGCAAACTATTATGCTGATTATCTTTGCAAATATGCGGAAGATGGACTATCCAGCGTACGTACCTTAAATGACTTTGCTACTGTCTTAAAACAGGGGGGTTATTATGGTGATACGGTGGAAAACTATACCAATGCTTTAAACAATATGATAAGTATGGCTGACCCTATAACAGCTATAGGGGCATATCCAACAACCAGCTTTTTCTATAGCAGAGAAGACCTGCCTACAGTGGGAAGAAATGAACCAAATAAAGAGCGAGGAGTGTGGGAAAGATTTTCAGATGCTTTTGTTGATGCAAGTCTTGATTCAGGAGACACATCAGCTGTACGGTATCTTTGGTCTTGGCTCAATCCTAAAGTAAGAGAAACAGTAGATATGGGTGAGTTTGTTATCCCTGGCTACGAAAAGACATATATGCCGACTGATGAAGATAAAGGCTATATCAGCGATTTACTGAAAGGTGATGAAGAAGCACAGGACTTTGTTTTAAGTAGTGCCCATTCTAAAGAGCATCTGCTTATGTTGGCTGCTATGAAGAAAGAGGACTATGACCGCCAAATACGCTTACTTAAAGACAGCATGCATGAAAATACAAATATAGCAGGTATTGTAGGGGGTTTAACAGGTGGTTTAGCTACACCCCTTGCACTTGCTTCCCTTGTTATACCTACGGCTGTTGGTGGGGTAGTAGCAAAAGCAGTGGGTAGATTAGGTTTGTCTACTTTTAAATTATCAAAGTTTGCCAAGATGCGTGCAGTAAAATTTGCAGCTAAAGCCAGTACAGGGGCAAGTATCATGGGAATGGACAGATACTTAGCTAATGTATATGGTGGTTTTACCCCTAACTATGCAATGAACATGGCAATGGGTGGTGCTCTTGGTTCAACGTTTGATGCATTCCGTCTGATTAAAAATAAGGTAGGAAAGCAAGCAGAAGCTACTGAACTATACAACAGAATAAATCGTATTGAAAATAATACATTAGCACTTACCTATGATACATTACCAGCCACTCATTTTAAGCCAATATTACAAGCAGAACTCAAACCGCTACAAAAATTAAAAGCTATTGATGCTGTTATTCCAAAAAGATTGAAGAAAGAATTTATAGCAGGTGAAAAACTATTCATACTGGCAGATAAAGACTTAAAATCTATTATGAAGAAATACAACATCAAAGCACCAGAAGATGCGAAATACATCACTATTCCTGGCACAGATATCCGTGTCTTCAATGCTGATAAGATAAGCAGCAATAAAACGACAGAACGGCTTATGGCACAAGATGAAATGATTTCTAACTTAGAAGACAGAGTAGAAAAGGCGATTGGGGATAAGTGGAAAAAGAATGCACCCGAAGATGCAACATTATTAGACGTATTAGCGGATATGAAAGCTAATAACCCTTTGTCTTCTACCATTATTAAAGCGTTAAGAAAACAATGGCAGAGTGAGGGTATGGATGTAAAAGGCTTGTCTAATAAAAATATCCTTGAAATGGTAAATCTGAAAGCAGATAACATTAGACAAGGCAGTAAAGTCTACCACACAACACCAGATGGTACATTCTACTATGGTGGTGTTCCTATTGATAAATATAATCCAATGAACCCTATAACTGAAGTGAAATGGTTAGAAGATGCCACAGATGTAGAAAAACGTATGCAAGGCTTTCTACCTAAGTTTATGAGAAAATTGCACCTATCTACGCACTTAGAAACAGGTATGATTTTCTCTACACCCTATGGCTCACTGTCTAATTCACGTATTGCTTCTGTATCACGCTTAGCACACGCTTTATTCCATGACGACCGTATGCGTGGTGTGCTTTACGATACGAAATGGACAAACACCGTATCTGCTGAACGTATAAAGAAACAACAAGCTTATCCACTATTAGGTATGCTTGATGGTTATTTTGACCTTAGAAATGCTTGGATAAAACAGAACAATTTCAGTAAATGGCATGGACAGGGTAGGGCTTTCTTTGATAAGCAGGTTATGGACTATTACAACTGGCAATATGCAGACAATAAAGCAGGGCATGTTACTAAAAAGGCTTTGTCTGATTGGGAAGATGAAGTTGTAAAAGCGGGTGACACAATCAAAAGGATAAGAGACGAGGTCATAGCTAAAGGAAAAGAAGATGCAGAATTTCATGGTGGTTCAAGAGGTGTAGGAAGCTTCATAGATAAAGACTGGGAAGCACCGACAGCTAATGAAATGATAAGACATGTTGATGATGATGCCTTAGCAAGATGGGTGTCTAAACGGTTTGGTAATAATCGTAAACAAGCTATTACCTACCTTGAAAGATATGCACACATAGCAGGAAGAAAAGACATGCTGGCAGAACGTATGCAGAAACAACTGGATAAAGACAGCCCAGGTACAAAACTTACAAGTGAAGAAATACAAGAACAGTTTGATAAAGAATGTCGTGATTGGGCAACAGGTATCATAGACAAAAACAATTCACGTATTACATTCAATGGGGGAAACCATACATATGGAGACAACCCTATATCATTTATGAAAAGTCGCTTTCCTATGGATACATCAAAGAAATTAGATGATGGATTTAGCTTTGACGATGTACTTAGAGATAATGACGTAGAATCGTTGATGCGGTCATACATAGATAGAATGACTGGTGAAATAGCCCTCCATGATGTATTAGGAGATTGGAGAAACAACGGAATACTGGATAAGTTAAGTCAGGACTGGGAAAAAGCAAGAGGACAGTTGCATGGCTTGTCTGAATCTAAAGTAGCTGAAGAACGCTATGCTTTAGAGGAGGGCTTGTCTCGTATCTTAGGTATGCGAAGTTCCAACACACCTCGTACATTCTTTAGTGCTTTTTCTAATCTGATACGTACCCAGACTTATGCTGATGTAGGTGGACAAATGTTTGCAGCACAGCTTGGTGAATATGGAGGTGCGTTTGGTTATGCTGGTTCAAGAGTATTACTACGAAACTTACCTATTGTTAGAAACCTAAGAAAAGCAATGCTGTCTAAAGAAACAAAAGAGATAGAAAAAGTAGGGGAAGACGCAGTTAATTACTTGTATGGAAAAGAATTAAGCAGACGTATTTGGGATAGTAATTCTTCTTATACATTCAGGTCATTCAGAGACGTTCTTTCTCGTGGAAGTAAGTTTGCACAGATGGCAGACAAGGTAGGTACGTTCTCTAAAATCTGTTCTAACATAACATCTACATTGAACCAATTACCACGTCTTACTGATGAAATGATTAATCAGGGAAGAATAGCAGGTATTATTGATTCTATAGAATGGGGGCTGGGAAAACAGTTTGATAAAAAGGTTCGTAATCCGTTCAGTTCATATTATCTTAGAGCCGTTGGTGTGAAGACAGAAAAGGAAATAGCTAACTTAAGAGGTGCAATAGGTAAGTACTTAGGTAAAAAGCCAACTGGCGAAGAACTGACTAAAGCACTGGAGACATGGCGTATGACCGATTCTACCACCTATTTTCAGTGGCGTAACCTTATGGACAACTACAGTAATAAAGTCATACAGCAGATGTCTGTAGGCGGTACACCACTTGGAAAAGAGAAAAATGCTTTTAGACAGTTATTCTTTCAATTCAAAGATTATACGTTCCGTGCGGTTAATTCCCAGATGATGAGAGCCTTGTCTTCAAGACAGAAAGATGATTGTCTGGCTGCCCTCTATTCAATGGGAACAAACACCGTAAGCTATATGGGGCTTGTCTATCTCCGTGCAGGTGCAAAGTATCCTAATGACCCCGAAGCAAGACAGCAGTACATAGAGCGTAATCTTACACCTGGAAGACTTGCGTGGGCGGCGGTATCAAGGGGGGCACTGACTGGTTCACTTCCATCATTTGGTTCTGATATATGGGAAATAGCAACAGGGGAATCAATGATGCGTACAACTGTTAATAATTCCTACAAAAATAAAGGTATGATAAGTGGGAATGCTGAAGACATAGCAGGGCGTGTGATAAGTCAGCTTCCAGCCATACATACCATAGTTGCCCCATTAATGCAGGTGGGTAAAGTAGGAAGCAGATTGGTACAAAGAGAACAAATGACCAAAGAAGACCTACGTGATTTGAGTAACTGTTTGCCATTGAATGGTTGGATAGGTACAACTCTATTAGCAAGTGAACTAAGTGATTTAATAGATGCACCGACACGAAAAGAACAAAAAGAAAGACAGAAACAGAGTGCTAAGATACTGAAACCGGCAAAGAACAGTAAGAAAATAAACACACTTAAACCGCCGAAAGTGGCACTGAAACCAAACATGTCTCATAAACCGGAGGATAAGAAGACAACAGATAATAAGAGTACTGGTATGTCTTTAATTCTTGGTGATAGCAATAAATAAATAAATTTATATAAACAAAGGAGCAAACCGATAATGAGTGATAATGGTAGAAAAGCTTCTGTAGTCTATGAGGGAAATGGGTCTCAAACCATTTTCCTCTTTCCCTTTGACTACCTCCGTAAGGCTTTTATCTATGCACAAGATATACAGAATGATAACGTGAAAGACCTGATACAAGGTGTTGACTTTGAAATGGATAACAATAGACATATCCATCTCAATACACCCTTAAAGACAGGACATCTTATTCGTATTTTTAGAAAGACAACAACTAAACCGCTTGTAGAATGGCAAGATGCATCAGTTCTCCGTTCATCAGATTTAACATTGCAAGAAGTACAATTACTACATTTAGCAGAAGAAACATCAGATAAAGTAGTGGATTCAGCAGGCTTGTCTGTAGACTCGATGAACACTATGATATGGAATGCAAACTTTAAAAGGATAGGGAATGTACTTGACCCTATTAGACCAAACGAGGTAGTGACCTTAGGCTATATTTTATCTAAGCAAGACAATATCCTAAACCAGATTAAACAGGTAGGGCAGAATGAAATCAAGGAATTATCTGCAACCTACAATACACATAAAGCCACACTGGAACAGACAGGGAGAACAGAACGGCAGGATATAGAACGTAAAGGTTCAGAACAGGTAAACAAAGTTACCGATACAGCCAATGAGAAATTAAATGCTATTAAGACAAAGGGTGATGAATACGTAAGCACACAAACCACTTTAAAAGAAGATACACGTTCCTATGCTAATCAAACCTTACAGAATAAAAATCTAAGTGCTGGATATAAAGACACGGCTCAAAAGTGGGCAGAAAGTACCGAATCTCCAGACAATACAGTAGACAGTGAATCTGATACAAGTAAAACACAATCAAGCCGTTCATGGGCTTTGTTAGCAAAAGCACTCTATTTACAAATAGAGAGCAGAATGACACAGTTGTCTACCATGTTACAGCAAGCTTTGTCTTCTATTAACGAGATTAAGACACAGCAGAGCCAGATAAAAACAGACATGGTTGATGTTAAATCTGCTAAAACCGAAGCAACCACACAGGCAAATAAAAGTAAAGAGTATGCGACTGAAGCACTTAATTCAGCCAATGCAGCTAAACAAAGTGCAAAAGATGCAGCAAAATTTGACCCCTCCAGCTATAGTACACGAGAAGAAAACGATAAAAGATATTTACAAAAAACAGAAGCAGAAAATAACTATCTCACAAAATACGATGCCGAACACACCTATATGCCAGGGCAAACTATAATAGAAGACTACCTCCAAAAAGAAGATGCCGAGGAAACATATCTCTCAAAAACTGATGCGGAAAACAAATATCTTTCTAAAATAGATGCTATGGGTAAATATCTGACACAAAGTAAAGCAGAAAGCACCTATGCAACGAAAACAGAACTTGCAAACATTCCTCGTACTGATAGTTACTCAAAAACAGAAAGTGACGGAAGATACCAACCAAAGGGAAGTTATTTATCTTCTTTTGACATTTATGATTCTGGAATGCTTAAATTACCGAATGGTGCAAAGATAGGGGTGGAATAAAAGATGAAAAAATTTATCATGTGGCTTTTTGATATCAAGCCTGAAATAAAATATGTAGAAAAGATAATCATAAAAGAAAAAACACTACCACACGGTAGCATTTTAATTGAAGCAGACCATATAAAAATTGATGATATAGAAATGGGGGTAGAATAACAGTATGGCAAGAATTGTAATAACCAGACCAAACGGAGAAACAGAGTATGCCGAACTCACAACGGATAAAGCACAGGCGGGAAATGACAGGCTGGCAGTAGAGAAAGACGGTACTACTTATTATGCAAAGTTGGATAGTGGAGTAAGCACCCATATGTTTGTAATTAAATCCGAGGGAAGAAAGCTTTATGTACAGAAAGAAGTAAAATTTGTGTGGGAGTATACTTTTGACGGAACAGATACAACTCTATTTAAAATGGTTATTCCACGAACGGGACAATATAGAATTAGGTATGGGGGGCGTTCAATATCTGTTAGACTTAAAAAAGGGGGTAAATTTATTAGAAATAAAGAAGGGCAGCCCTACATTGAAGGTTGGGCCTACGGCTACGCCTCCCGCTATTATAAGTGGCAGGAGTTTAGGGTTGGGAGGGATAATTACAGCTCTTACGAGATTAGTTCTATCGAATACATTGGTGAAGCATAAGAAATGGAGAGATGCCTATGGAACTGACAATCTTCTGGTTTGGTCTTATCTCCTCATTAGTAGCGTGGGTAGTTAAAACATTTATCTTTAACCCCCTGCAAGCCCAGATGTACCGTAATGAACTTAGTACTCGTGAATTATCTTCCTCTATAAGGGAAATGACACGGCTACTGACAGACTTACAAGTATCAGTGGCTACACTTGAAACATCACTGAATGCTACTAAACAAAGAGTAGACAAACTGGAACATACACTTGAACATGCCCTTGAACAAAATAAAAGGGAGCATACCAACAATGATACTCACAGCATTTAAAAAGTGTATTAAATCTATTACAAAGACAATAACAACCCCCATTATGAAGTGGATAGCATGGTATATCGGAATTATCTTGCTATCCACTTTTTTATATATGGTGGGCTGGTGTGTCCTATGGTTTATACATGGTACACCTGACATTATTGAACTACGAGCATTTTTACACGAAATAGTATCTGCACCGTGGATAGCTATGGTAGGTGCGGTGGCTCAATACTTTGTAGATAAAGACAACAACCACATACCAGACATATTAGAAAAAAAGACACCAACAACACCAAACGAAGAAAGGACTAAGACAACACATGACACCCGATGAATTTATAGATATGCTTGCCCCCACTGTACACGAAGTCTGTCACAACTATAATTTACCAGCTTCTGTCTGTATTGCCCAGGCTATATTGGAATCTGGCTGGGGAAGATACGTGATAGGGAATTATAACTACTTTGGCAGAAAATATAACGGCTGGGGAGAATATGAAGAAGTAACGACACAAGAATATTGGAACGGAGAATATCACACCATTGTTGATAAATTCCAGAGTTATACATCACTGGAAGAAGCTATTATTGACTGGTGTGTCTTAATGAAAGAAGAACCTGTATATGCTGATGCCCTTAATACATGGGAAACAACATGGAGTGTAGAAGATTTTGTATACGCCATGTCTCCTATCTATGCAACAGACCCAGAGTATGGAAATAAAATCATGCGAACCATTAACGCTAATAATCTTATGCAGTATGATGGCTAAAAACATGTCTAAAATCGTTTTTAAGCCCCATTAAATTCTTTCTATGAGTAATTTATCAAAAAGAAAATAAAAGGGGCTTAAACACCCTTTATTTCAATTTAAGACAAAGGAGAGTGACTAATGTTTAAAATAGACGAAAAACTACTTGACGAATTAGCACAAGAAGAAGTGAAAGCGTTGGTTGAGGGTATGCAAGACCCAGAACTTAGACATAACCCACGCTTCTTAGAAAAGGTACGTAAATATTTAAAAGACAATGAATTACTTGTTACACCCGAAACACCTGGTGTATCTAAATTACAAGAAGAGATAGAAAAAGAACCAATACCAGAATTTAATGATTTAGGCGAGGGCTTTGATATTGATAGAGTACAATGATTTTATACAAGACAACCCCTGGACAAAAGGGCAAATAGAAAAGGCAAAGACAGATTTCCGTGTCTTTGTCTTTATTTTATGGCGGACATTAGGACTACCAGAACCAACACCAATACAATATGACATAGCTAAAAGTCTTATGCACCCCTTGTCTGACCGCTTTATCATTCAAGGCTTTCGTGGTGTAGCTAAATCATATCTGACATGTGCATATGCGGTATGGCAACTATGGAAGAACCCACAAATAAAAGTACTTGTTGTGTCTGCTTCTAAAGATAGAGCCGATGCCAATGCTGTCTTTATTAAACGAATTATTACCTTATTACCATTTTTAAAAGACCTATTACCAACAGACAAACAACGTAATACACAGAATGTATTTGATGTAGGCTTGGCTGTACCAGATATATCTCCGTCTGTTAAGTCTGTAGGTATCACAGGACAGATAACAGGCTCACGTGCTGACTTATTGATTGCTGATGATGTAGAAATACCAAACAATTCAGCAACACAGGTACAACGAGATAAGCTGAATGAAAGTGTAAAAGAATTTGATTCTATACTGAAGCCAGGAGGACAGATTTTATACTTAGGTACACCACAAAGCGAGATGTCTCTTTATAATGAATTACAAAAAAGAGGGTACACAGCCAGGGTATGGACAGTAGAATATCCGTCAACACAAAAAGAACGAGACGAATACGGTGATACACTTGCACCCTACATTGCTAAAGATTGGGAAGAGAAAAAAGGTAAGCCTACAGACCCGATGAGATTTGATGAATTGGAAATAGCAAAGAGAAGACTGTCATATGGTAAAGCTGGCTTCTCACTACAATTCATGCTCAATACGAATCTGTCTGATATAGAACGTTATCCACTCAAAATACAAGACTTGATAGTAACAGACTTGGACATGAAAGAAGCTTCACTCAAATGGAATTGGTGTGCTGATGCAGGTAAAAGACATGCAGATTTGGCTTCCGTAGCATTGAAAGGTGATTACTTCTATGCACCCTTATCAAGAAGTGAAGAAACAGAAGCATACACAGGTACAGTTATGGCTATTGACCCATCTGGTAGAGGGAAAGACGAAACAGCCTATGCAATTATAAAGTATTTGAATGGCTATTTGTTTGTTATGGAAGTAGGTGGGTATCAGACAGGCTACAGTGAAGCAACACTCACTAACCTGGCTAATCAAGCTAAATTCTGGGGTGTGAATACTGTCTTATATGAATCTAACTTTGGTGACGGTATGTTTGGACAATTACTTAAACCAGTCTTTAACCGTATACACCCTTGTGCTGTAGAAGAAGTAAGAAGCATGGCACAAAAGGAAAAGAGAATTGTAGAGACATTAGAACCAGTGATGATGAGACATAAGCTGATTGTAAATAAAACAGTTATCAAAGAAGATTACAAAGTGTATGAAAACAACCAGCACTATTCACTCATTTATCAAATGACACGATTGACTACAGACAGAGGAGCATTAGCACATGATGATAGATTAGATGCTTTGTCTATGGCTATATCGTACTGGAAAGATGTCATGGATAGAGACGAACAACAAGGGATAGATGAACAGCTTGATGAAATGCTTGAAAATATGTTTGACCCAGACCGTGGACTGACCTATATACCAGAACTACATGACAACGAAGACAAACAACCAGTAGGAACAAAGAACTATAAGAATGTCAAATTAGAAATGATAAAAGATTTGAACACTGGTGAGAAGATAAAATATAAATAGAAGTAATTGAGACACATATATACGAAACGGTAATTGAGACACACAAGCGAAAGAGGCGAGGGGGAGATGAACTATATAAGATTATATTATAAGATTACATAAATATACTCTAAGAGAAGATACACATATATCTAAAAGATGATATATATACTCTTAGAACAATTTACTCCTCTTTATGCTACTTGTTATGTTAAACTCCTATACCTCCTATACTTTCCATAACAAGTAGCATTCTTCTTTCTATTTGTGTGAATCACCGTAAGGCTAAACATAAAGAGGTAATACAAAGAAAGGAGAAGAGAATAACTAAATGATGATACTTCATAATTTAACCAACAACAAAAAACTAACAAAATATATGCTATTAATATTAAGTATAATAATATTAATAATGACTTCATACCTATTAGGATATAAAGATGGGATAAAGAATAAGCAACAACAACCAATAACAGCTGACAACAATCAAGCAGAAGAAGAAGCACCACCAACCATAACGACAAAAGTAAGCATCAAAGAAAAGTCTAAACCAACAGATGCCGACTTACAAATGGAGCAGACATACATAGCTACAATAAACCAACAAACATACCGCATACCAATCAAAACCACCTCTAAGGATAACACAACAGCTACAATAGACCAAACCATAGACCTAACACCGCTGCTAAAAGACACCATAGAGAAAAAAAGACCGTGGGAGATAGGTATAGGTATCGGGATACAAGACAATAAACTCTATATGCCAGTCTCCATACAACGCAACTACAACAATAAACATGCCCTTGAACTTCAGCTAAATTTAGGGCATAATACCTCTATAATCACTGGAGGACAATTACTCTATAAACGCAGATTCTGATAGTAGCATGGTAGTAGCATAGATTGCTGAAACATACGATAGCTACGGTGTGATGTGTTATATAAGGTATATTCTGCTATACTACATATATGCTTATATATCTGTCTCAATTAGAATATGTTGTATATTTGCTCTACTTTTATACTCACAAACGAGAAGATAGTAGCATGATAGTAGCACACATTTTTAGACAGAACAGATGCGATTTATTAGGTTACTGGCTGCTTTGTCTGTTTCTGGTAAGAAGTGGGCATACGTATCAAGAGTAAGCACTATTGATGCATGTCCTAAACGCTTCGATACAGTTTTTATGTCTACACCACTTGTTATGAGAATCGTAGCGTTGGTATGTCTTAAATCATGGAATCTGAATGTCTTAGCAATATCAGGTGCAACACCTGATGCTATCAATGTCTTAGATAATACTGTATTAGCTAATCCAGGTAATATGGGTGTCTTTTCTTGGTACTTGTTTCTATGGAAGACATAGCTATCTGGTTCAGTGTGTTCAATGCTTAGTAGTAACTTAATCAAATCTTTTCCTACAGATACAGTTCTTATAGAGGTTTTACTTTTAGGGGTAGTAGGTACAACATCTTTGCTTCTCATACTTGATAGGGTTCTTGATATGGATATAGTGCCCTTGTCTTCATTCAAATCATAGAAGCGAAGACCACGTAATTCTCCTTTTCTTGCTCCTGTTTCTATTGCTGTTCGTATTAATTCATAGGTGTATGGGTAGATAGAGCCTTTGTCTTCTAAATCATGCAGGTACTTTAGATACTGTTTTACTTGTTCGATGGTTAAAGGCTGTATTGTTGCTGTCTTAAACTCATCATCTTTTTTTATTTTTATTGTATCTTGACATGGATTGACTACGATTATCTTTTCTTTTCTGGCACAAGTAAAGAAGTCACTGATAATTGCTTTTGCTGTATGTACTGTACTATTTTTATACTTAGACAGCATTGTAAGAAATAAATCATTCAGCATAGATGGTGTGATGTCTTTGAGTGCCTTGTCTCCATACACTGTACATAGTGTTTTTTCTAATCTATTTTTTTCTGCAATAAGGGTGCTTTCTTTAATCTGTGCCCTTTTTATTTTTTCCCAACGTAATAGAAATTGGGAGACAGTGGTAGATGGAGACAGTGGATTAATTTCTCCGATATTTGCTTTGTACTGAAATTCTTGTAACTTATGTAGCACCTCTTGCCTTGTCTTCCCTGTAAATGTTTTTGTGAGCCGTTTCTTTTTCTTTGTTATTGGATTTAACTCATAACCTGTTGTAATAATGGCTTTAAATCTTCCTTTACTGTATTCTCTTATACTTCCTGTACCTTTTGTTGCTCGCGTATTTATCATGCTGTTTTACCTCCTCTTAAAATCAAAAATACACAAAAAATTTTATGAAGCGACATTTAAATATATTTATTCCTCCATTTTCCCCCATACCTCCATATAAAATAAAATAGAATAAAATAA